AATTCTTTCCTAACTGAACAAAAGAATCTTCACATGGAGCACCTTGAAGATGAGGTGTTGAATCATGGAGTAAAGGGAACAAGAGGAGCAATAAATTTCCTTCAGGGTTTACGTGATATGTTAGCGGGCAATGCTTCATCCTCTGTGAATATTACAGTAAAATGGGATGGAGCCCCCGCAGTATTTGCTGGTATTAATCCAGAAAATGATCAATTTTTTGTTGGAACCAAAGGAGTATTTGCTAAGAATGCGAAGATAAATTATACTGAAAAAGATATAAATTCAAATCATTCTGGAGGATTGGCGTCAAAACTTAAAGTTGCCCTCAATGAATTACCCAAGGCAAACATAAAAGGTGTTTTGCAGGGTGATATGATGTACACGAAAGATGATTTAAAAACTGAAACTATTGATGGTGAATCTTATATAACTTTTCAACCAAATACAATTGTTTATGCTATACCGAAAAAATCTAAATTGGCGGCCAAAATCAAGTCCTCTACTATGGGAATCGTATGGCACACTACTTATAGTGGTGATACGATGGAGGGCATGACCGCCTCTTTTGGCGTAAGTTCAGGAGCATTCAGAGAAACTAGTTCAATATGGCAAGCAGATGCAAAATTTCAAGATACATCTGGAAGTGCTACCATGACAAAGAAAGAAACGGCAGATGTTACTAAAATATTAAATGAAGCTGGAAGGTTATTCAAAACATTAAATTCTAATATTTTAGAGATGATTGCAGATGACTCTCAAACAGGTTTATTAATAAAAGCATATACTAATAAGATGGTAAGACAAGGACAAAAAATTTCAAATGTGAGGAAACACACCGCGGGACTGATTGCATTTGTATATGATAAGTTGAAAGCAGATATTGATAAAGTAAAAAGAGATGATACTAAGGAAAAGAAAAAAGAGGTGATGGATAAATATGTAGGATTTCTTAGGAAAAATTCAAGTGAAATTGTTAAGGTATTTGCACTACAAAATTTACTTATTGATGCAAAACTATTAATTATTCGTAAGCTGGAGAAAGTTAAATCTATAACAACATTGATGAAGACATCTACAGGATTTAGAGTAACAGCACCAGAAGGATTTGTTGCTATAGATACACTTAAGGGTGGAGCAGTTAAATTGGTTGATAGAATGGAATTTTCAATGCAGAACTTCAATGCAGCAAAAAATTGGGATAAGTAAAATAAAAATCGAGGGAGGGTTATTAAATGAGAAGCTTTAAAAAATATTTAGATCAAGGATTTCACGAAGGATGGTTTTCTAAAAAAGATCCAGAAGATGAAGATGAAGAAAAATTACAGGATCTTGGTATGAAAGCTGCAGGTAGAGGCAGCTGGTCTAAAAAAGATCAAGAACAATATAATGATCTTTGGATGAAGATGCACAAAAAAGGACAAACACCAACAATGACACCTCCGGGTGCATATGATGATGATTCTTGGGGAACTAAAACTACTAAACTTCATAAGAAACTTAGACTTACTAAAAAAGATCATCCAAGTGTACTTTCATAATGAAATCTTTTAAAGGATATCTGAAGGAAGCACCGGCATGGACACAGAGTTTGTCTACCATGTTGTTTGATCTACCAAGAGCAGAGTTGGCAGATGTAAAGATTCCATTATCTCCGTCTATATTCAGTAGAGTATGGCCAAAACCAGTTCGTTCAAAGGTATTTCATTTAACTGATTTTGATGGTGTTAAAAAATTAAAAAAAATGCAAGGAAAGAAAAGATCAATTTCAGCATTTTATAATATTGACCCTTATATAATCTCAAGTGGAATTAAGTCGGAAGGTGGTTATGTTGTAGAATTGGATGGAGATGTTCTTGTCGCTGCGCCAGATGATATATCAAGTCAACCAGACAAAACAGGTAGACGGTGGTTGTCATGGAGTACACTTATTAGAGAAATGGGTGGTGGAAGTAAGATCAAGAAAATGGAAAAGGATATAGAGAATTTATTAGAAGATATTCTTATTAAAAATGATATGGGGCCATACAAGAAAAAATTGACCCAAAATGAACTTAACAAAGGATGGTCTTATCTTGGTAAATCAGTTGGTGGAAAAGAAAAATCAATAATTATCAAAGATTACATTGATGGAATGGAAAAGATTATGAAGAAGCATTCCAAACAATTACGTTCTCTATTTACAGATTATGTCGATAACAGAGAACTCACACCAGATCCAGATAGTGGTGAATTCGAATTATGGGATGAAATAGTAGTTAATAATTTTAAGATTAAAAAGATTCATGTAGGGCCAGAATTTGCAATGGACTTTGAAAAGGGAGGCGATCTCGAGGATGAAAGTAAGATAGAAGGATTTCCATTTGAACTATATGATGATGTGGGAGATATGGCAGATTATGTTACTAGAACAAGTCAAAAGGGAAAATGAAATCATTTAAACAACATATAGATGAAAAAATAGAATTTTATTTAGATAAATCTAAAGATAATACTGAAAAATATGTCGCACATGATGGTGATTATTGGTATACAGGTAAAATTGGTATGAAAGGTGGAGAGATGTTTTTGAAGTTTACGGCAATAAGTGGAAAAAATAGTTATTTTGAAAAGGCTAAGTTAAAAAAGACAACACCAAAGGAAATTGAAAAAGATGTTGGTATAACAGTAGATTCTAAGAAATTTTATAAGAGATGAAAACATTTAAAGGATATCTAACAGAATTTGCATCATATAGTACTTCAGAACTTGTGTTTAGGAATAATGGTCAAGGATCAGGATCTTCAGGTTTAATGATTCCTATTTCTGGGCCTATGTTCAAAAGGATATGGCCGGATACGATTCGTACAACAGTTTTTCATACAACTGATTTGAGGGGTCTTCCAAAATTAAAAAAGCTTGAGGGAGGAAAGAAAACCATCTCAGCATTTTTCTCAATGATGTCTCGTTATATGGAAGGTGGTATAGCAACAGGAGGTGGTATTGTCGCAGAAATGGAAGCTGATGTACTTATATCCGCCAGAGATGATATAATGAGTCAAGTAGATAATAAAGGTAGAAGGTGGGTTGAAATGTCTTGGTTTGCCAATGCACAAAGAGGTGGAACAGGACCCAAATTTGCAGTAGTGGAACGTGAACTTAATGATTTAATAAGAGAACTTGTATTAAAACATCTTTCACCGATACTAGGAAAAGATAGAGCACGAAGAGAACAGGAATTCCAGCTTTGGGCCGATATGAAAAAACACATGTCCGGAGATGGAAAAGCATTAAGCAAAGTAATAAAAGACTATTTTGATGGAGTAGAGAAAATTATTAAAAAGAATAAAGAAGTATTGGGTGGTATATTTTATGGTTATGCAAAATCAAAAAGAATGACAGATAATGCATGGGATGAACAAATAGTTAATAATATTGAGATTAAAAAAGTTCATATTATAGATTTTACAACGAAAGCACCATCACTTCAGGGACAGTTGGACGCATCTAAAGATTTTGCAAAATCTAAAGGGTGGACAATAAAAATGTGGGATGCCACAGAGACAACCGATTTAGAAATATACACAAGAAAAGTTGTTGCAAAGGAAATAAAAAAATGAAAACATTTAAATCACATATTGATGAATTATACAAAGATTATCCGGGAAAAGGATGGGTTTTAGATACTAAAGATGAACCAAAAAAACTTAAAGATAAAGATATTGTATGGAGATCCAAAGTTCATCATTGGGATGATACTGTAAGAAGTGATAATACGAGATTTATAATAGTAAAAAATAAAGGAAAATTTGATATGTGGGCAAAGAGTGATAAAAGTGGTAAAATAGTTTTTCATTTTGGTACGAAACCTACACTCGATGCCGCAAAAGAATTTGCATCAATTAGAAAATGGCAAGAGAAAAAATGAAAACAGCAGTATTTGCATTTGGGAGATTCAATCCTCCTACAATCGGACACGAAAAATTGATAAATGCAGTAATTGCAGTTAATCAACGTGAAGGTGGAGCTGCCTTTATTTATGGTAGTCATACACAAGATTCAAAAAAGAATCCTCTATCCCATAAACAAAAGTTTAAGTATTTGAAAGAAATGTTTTCAAGCAAAAAGAAAATTTTTCAAAGTAGATCAACAGCAAAGAATCCACTTGAGGCGGCAGATGAATTAAGTGGAAAATATAATAAATTGATAATGATAGCGGGTAGTGATAGAGTTTCAGAGTTTAAATCTTTACTAAATACTTACAATGGGAAAAAAGGTGGACACGGATCATATGAATTTGAAGAAATAGAAGTAAAAAGTGCAGGAGAACGGGATCCAGACGCAGATGGTGCATCTGGAATGTCGGCATCAAAGATGAGAAAAGCAGCAACTCAAGGAGATTTTAATGCTTTTCAAAAAGGTGCATCAAGTGAATTAAATACGGAAGATAAAAGAAACATGATGAATGAAGTTAGAAAAGGATTAAAATTGGCCACGATTCGTGAAGGAATGAAACGCCGAAGAGGAGTACAAGAACCTCTTGAGGTCGAAAATATCGACCTTAAATATGCAAATGAATTATCATGGCAAGGTTATGATACTGTAAGCTTATCTACTTGTAATGAGGCATATGAATTATACGATGAGATCGTTAATAGTATTAGTGAAAGTTCTTTTACTAGATCAGAATTAGCATATCTTAAAGAATCATTAATTTTGGTTGATAAGTGTCTCACTATTACACAAGTACCAGAAGAAATAATAGAAGAACAAGATGTACAAAACTATATGTACTATTCTGGTAAAGCAATAAAATTATTGGAGCGTGTTGGAAAACGAGTAGGTATACCGTTCAACTATTCATTTTTGAACGAGCTTCAAGTTAGTATGGCCAATGAAGTCATACCGAAAAAATCATTTACACAATTTTCAGGAGAAATGTATGGCGTCTGATAGCCTATTAGATGTAATCCACGGGCTTGTTAAAAGGGACCAGAAGATTGCTAAAGAAGAAGATAAAAAAGTTAAAGAAAAGCTAAAAGCTGAGAAAGCAAAACAGAAAGCTGAACAAGAGCCTGAGGATGACGAGGATGAAGATGAAGCTCCTGTAGGTGATCAAGACGAGCCAGAAGTAGAACCGGAGGCGGAACCGGAAGTAGAACCAGAGGCAGAACCTGAAGCTGAACCAGAGGCAGAACCGGAAGCTGAACCAGATGATGGAGCTGGTGATACTAAACCAAACGGTCCCGATCCTGTTTTAGTTCAACAAGTAACTAATGCTGTTATGGGTCAAATTATGGGAATGATGCAAGATGCAGAAAAAGAACATAAAGAGGCGAATAAAAAAGAAATTAAATTATCTGGTAAAAAAGAAAAAGTTGATACTAAGCCAAAAATGGAAGCAAAAAAAGAAAGATATTCTTTTAGAGAAGCTGTTCAGCTTTCCGTTACTGAAGGTACAC